TATTTGTTTGCAGGATCGTTTGCTCTTGCAAATCGTTGATCCATACCAACATATTCTGGAAATGATCTTCCATATGTGATAGGGAACAAATGATGTATGCCATAACGCAATGCATCGCCAAGACCATCTATGTGTGCATATTTTTGTTCTGTATATTTCACAAGACGTTTGCGTGTTGCATCTTCGAAATGATATGTTTGTAATGCATCTAATAGGTACTTGTCATCTTTATGTACGACAAGACCATTTCTATTGATGAATGCATTGACTGTGTTATCAGTGTCAGTGATCAATGGGTTGGCTTTGCGTATGCTCACGATCTGAAAACCATATTTCTCAAGTATGATGCGATCTGTGACACCAAAAGGACTGGTAGTATCACGATTGATCTGCGCGCCTGATACGTCGATCACGCTATATAATCTGCGTTTAGGAAAATCTTGTCTTATCGCTTCTGCTATGCCTTCTGTACTGCAATCAGGTATAGCGTATGACTTGATAATTTCAATTTTGCCATCATTCTCACCTGCTCTTGTGACTTGCGCAACAACAGCGCACATGACCCTTTTATTGAAGTCATGAAACGTGTACAAATCACCACCACGATCAATGATATTATCAGTGGTATGTTTATGCTTATCGAACGTGTAGAAAAATTGGTCAGCAACACTCTGCCAGTGGCACAAATAATCTTGTGCGAACTTGAGTGGACTTAGTATTCGTTTCTGCTCAGTGATATAAGCAAGATTGCCTGAACGCATCTGCTCATAATTATAGTGCCGTACGATATACTTTTCGGGCCTATCAAGAGCCATCTTGAATAGGTCGTACAGGGGTCCTGTGCCATTGGGCGTGCTTATCACGATCAGTCTACCTTGACTGTCGGGTTGACCCACACTAGGACGCAATCTATTTGTGATTTCTTGCAATGTGTCGCTGGTATACAATGCTGCTTCGTCAGCGACCCAAACACCTACGTTTAAACCTCTAAGATTCTCTCTTTGTTCTGCACTTTTACAACGAATGAACACGCCATTAGGAAACTTTATAGTTAGTTCACTGTTGTTGATATCGATACCATCACGCAAATTAAAATGATTGATGCATGACTTTTTTAATGGTTCCCATATCAGTGATTTGATCATAGCACCTGTTGGTGCTGAATAAATTATGTCTTTGCCTTTGTGATAACGTACATCTGTGGCAAAGATAGGCAATGCTATGCTTGCCAAGAATGTCTTGCCGCTACCGACGGGCACGATATGAATGCAATGCTTGTCACTGTCAAGCATATCGCGCAATAATGTCGATTGCTCACCAAATAACGGGACTTCAATTTTTTGCATCAGTCGTTATTGTTATTGGTATGTTTGACCAATCTGTTAATTCACGTTGTGGAAAGACGAATTGCGCACTCATAGTTTCACCATTGCTTGTGACATCGACTTTATCCGCGACGACTTTGCTTAATATAGTTTTTTCATAGTCACGGACTGCTTGCCAATCTTCACGCAAATAACTATCACGATAATGCTCTGCAAGCAATTGCTCAAAGCGTTTGCCAGTAGTGCGTTGTATTTGTTTCAGTAATTCGCTTCCACTTAACTTTTGTATGGCGCCGGGCTTTCTGCCAGCACCTGGGCGTTTGCCGCCTCTATTACTTTTTGGTTGTATGTTCATATGTTCACCATATTATTGCTATCAATATTCCTATCAATAGACCTGCTAATATCTCGGTCAATATCGTTGATTTGTTCATATTGTTTGTTCCTATCTGAAAGGTACACGTTGAACGTGGTACCATCACTCTTCGTCAATCTTGGTAACTGTATACCTACCACAGCAGGCATTTTGTAATCTGTACCCATAGTACTTAAGTCTATATTCGACTGCATTTGTGATATCATTAAATTGTTCCTTTGTCATCGTGCTCCATCTGCGCAAGTTTCTGGCTTTGAGCAATATCTGTTTCTCATCCATGCGATGAATCAGATCGATGTCCATCTTGTGATCATACATCAGATCACTCCTTCGTCACGCAATATCTTCATAGCCCATGTCAATGCTGCAGGGCCTCCCCATAATAGATATGCTTGCGTGCCTTTGGTATTCTCTCCTGGCTTATAATAAACTCTTGCTCTGCTCAAGAACTGATATGTGCGCATGACAGTTTCTAAACTGACACTCTCACGCTTTGCAAATTGATTTGCTCTTGCAAGACCCACAGCCGTGCCACCTCTATTGCTAGGTGTGCTTTCTTCGCGCAATTTAAGACCGCGTTTGGCATTGTTTGCCATCTGTTCTGTAGGTCTGTAACTCATTTCTTTTTAACTGGTGTGCAAACATCGCGACCATTGACTGTGCCACTATATTTGTAACCACTCCAACATGCTTTATTGTCAGCACCAACTTTCTTGCCTTGCTGATTTGTCTGTGGTAATTTCACAGGTTTATTATTGTTCTTCATATGTTACCTCTTTGGTCTTGGACCTGGCTTTGGTCTTTTTGGTTTGTTGTTATACATAAATTTTCTCCCAATCTTCTGGATTATCTTCTGGATCAAGACCATCATACAATGTCTTGTCAGTGGTATCTTTCTTATTCTTGTACTTCAATGTACCAAACACTGATAACAACTTTTGGTTGTTCTTTTTCCATTGCTCAACGATCTCTTCATAACGATCACTGCCAAGAATTAGTTTTAACTGTGTCTTGCAGTCACTCACTGTAGGATTGACATCGAACTTGCTAGACTCTATGGTATACATGAAGTCCATGCATTTATCTAATTCGATATCAGTCATATAGATGCTCAACTCAGTGACCATCTTGTTCATGATATCAATTTTCTTGTTATCGAATTTACGATTCCAAATGTCTGTCATAAACATCAGTGCAAATTCTCCTGCTTTTTCTTTTCTTCGTTTTCTACCATCTCACGAACACTATGTTCAGTAAGTAAACTGGTAATGAAGTTATGTACGCTTTCCATAGCAAGTATCGTGAAATCTACGCCTTGTTTTTCTTGCTGATCCATGGTGCTTACATCTATATTCTTAGCGTTTTCTAATGCTTGTTTAACATCAGTCAACAAAGGTTGTAATGTTACCCACACGATGCCATCTTGTGCTGTTACCATCTTATAGTTCATTTATTATCTCCTTGAATTGTTCTATAGTTATGTTAGTGAAATTACTTTCGTTACAAACAGGTTTATAACCATTACCGTTTATGCGTATGATGTTGGTATTTTTATATTCTTGGCACCAATGACGCAATCTTTGCTCCCATTGTCTTAACATAAACTCACCACCATTGTTGATAGGGCCAGGTTGATAATGTTTCGTACCTGCATATACATTTTGTATGTAGGTATTGTTGTCACTATAATCGAATCCTATCATATAGACATTTTTATGGCCATTACTACATGCTAATCGTAATGCTCCTGTACCACTATCGCCCATCCATTTATCTGATATGACGAAATTGATAGGTTCGCCTTTACTATGTCTATGATCCATCTTAGTGCCATGCTGTGTATAAAAGTTTGTTTTATAATGCGCACGGTTCTCTATAATTTCATCTGCTATGCCCATGTCATGACTGATTAAAAAATCAGGCATGAAGTCACGATATAGTGCATTGCAGCCATATGTCGTGAATAGTTCTTGTAATTGCTTTAGATCAAATTGCAAACGACTTCTGCCATTGCCAATGATCAATGCATCACTTTTTCTTGCCATATCCACTAGCGTAAATCGCTTTACCTTGCTTCTCGGCATCTTCGCGTTTGCGATATATCTTGCCACTCTCACCCCAACGATAGCCCATGATCTTACCTGAACTGTTTCTGACTTCTTTTACTGGCATATCAATCCTCTAATTTTCTTTTATCTATTGGACCTTCACAAGTATTCACATGATCAAACAATTCACGCCTAAGACTATGATAATACTTGCTACACTTATGGCAGATATACCCTTTGACTATCCACTTATTTTTAAATCGCTGATATAATCGTCCTGTCTGTTGTGGTAGTTCTGCCTCTTTCATCATGTATTTATGCACATGATGAATAAAGGATAATTGAAAAACTGATTGTTGATCAAAGTTTAGATTTGATCTTATTTCTAGTCGCTAGTATGCGGAAATTACCGAATGGCATGTATTTGTGATATCCAAGTTCACGCCATTGCTTTCTTAACTTTCTTGTTTCTAGTTCTTTCTTGGTTGATCTCTTTGTAAATTTTGACTTCGTGTTCATTTGTCCATTTCACCCATGTGTTACATAGTTTACATACAAACTTGCCTTTATGTGGTCCAAATTTACCTTCGATCAATATCAGTGGATGATTATCGTGTTTATGCAACTTCGTCATCTAGTTCTATAACCTCGCTATATGTACCTTGCGCTTCATAATACTTCTTTTGCTTTATTGATAAAATATCATCTAGTGGTATGATATATTCTGTATTGTATAGATTGAATATGGCAGTGAAAACATCATCTATTATTGTTATACCAACTACAGCGGCTTTTGTCAATGGTTTATGGAAGTCTGTGATATATCCACTGACAGGTTTATAGCGCAATCTAGCGATCATGATTTTTTTATATCTAGCAAACATATCATCTATGATATTCTTGACATGATTACCTGATCTACATCCGCGATATAGTTCGCTTTTACTGTTCGTGGCAGCACCAGTGAGAAATGTATTATATTTCTGTAAATTATCAGGTTGCAATGAAATATAGATATTTGCTCTGCTATATCTTGCTGATTCTCTTATGTTACCAATTTGTATAGCGATACGGGTATAATTGGTATGTGGATCTAATCTTACGAATCCAGGCTTAGTGCTGATCGGTTGATTTTGGGCGATGCTGCCATTACCCCCCAACGGCCCACAAACACTATCTCTCAAAACATCTTTGCCACTCAATGGGCCTGAAAGGCCTGAAGGGCAAAAGAGCGCCGAAGGCGCGTTTACATTATCAGTCTGCTGTAATGTATTACTATTTTTATTTTCTTTTTCTTTTTCTTTAAATTTGTAATACATTTCAGCATTAATTAAAGTACCTAAATCTATCTTCTTCATGTATGCTCCTTTTAACAATAGTAAGTCATCTCAAGATCATCCCAAAACTTGATGATCATGAAGATGCAGAATCTTTTTTGTGCTTTAGTCCAAGGTAGTTGATTGAACTTATCATAAGTGTTCATGTAATGAATGATATTACATAACTGAGACCACTCATTTGGATTCCAAGGTTCACCGATCGGTGATTTGACTTTGCTGGCTCGTTCAGCCCATTTCAACACATCTTGATCTTTGATATTGTCCATGACATACCAAAAATCTTGAGTGCGATTACTATTATATCTGTCTTTGACAAACTCTTCGCGCAAGATCGTGATGATCTCACGAAAACTAACTTGTTCCATAATTGCTCCTGTTAATTTGTTACATGCTCAACTATTTTAGCGAATAGTTGGGCCAGAATGCGCTAACAAACTGGCCCATAGGAGCATGATGATACTGTATTCTTGCGAATACATGTTTATTTATTTTGTGCATAAGTTACTTATTTTTTTCTTATGACAACAAGATTGTTATCGAACACTTGCTCATTTTCTCTGTTCAATTTTACATACTTAGCGATATAATCGGTTTCGTAGAATGCGCCCATATATGTGTCCAGATCATGTTCTTTGACATCTTCTATGATATAGATACCATTGTCAGTCAAATATCTATTTGCAACAGTAAACAATGTATATCCAGCATGAAACTCATGTAGTCCATCATCGATGAAGATATCATATCGATGTCCTAGTTTTTCCAATAATTCATAAATTTGCACACTATTGGTTTGGTCTAGTTGATATGTCTGTATGCGATCTTCTGTGAATAAACATCCTGGATCGATGTCAGCACCAACTATGTTTGCGTTATAGAAAAAATCACGCCATACACGCAAACTAGCACCAGGCTTACCTGTGCTTGTCATATTGCTTTTAAATTGTGTATTATTTGTTCCAAGACCACATTCAAAAACATTCTTGATATATTGGCGACTATGACCAAACAATTCTATATAATGATCTGTATAATTGTGTGGATTCCATGGAAATGGATGAGGTCCATTATAATTCATGTATCCTTTGTCGCTACCATATTTCTCACATAGTTGATCCAAGATATTTCTTTTTCGTTGATTGTAATATACTTTATAACTGTTGGTCTTGTTGTTTTGCAGTTTTTCTGCAAATCTTTCATGATAAGTCATTTGTTAAATCTCTCCATATAATGATTGTATGCTATGTTCGTGTTAGCATAATTGTTTTCGTCAATGTTTGCCAATTGTTCACTTCTCCAAGTTGGAAAAGCATTATCTATTGCAAGATAGAAATGATGACTACTAAATTTATGTTTGGGTAAGTTTAGTGTAGCATTCAATTTTTCCAAATTGACAAGCAAATAGTTATCTAATAGTTCTGCTTCTTGTTCAGTCAATATGTTGTATTCTGTCATAAATTATGTTTCCAGGACACTTCGTAAAAAAATAGATAGAGTGTGTTTGCACTCTATCTATAATTGTATTAGACTGATACTTGATCTTGCTGTGTTATTCTAGCACGATCACGAATCGCATTGAGTACATCTTCTGTGCTAGTCTTGTTTTTATTCAAGACTTTTCGTGCATGCTTGTACGCTTCGAATTCGATCTCAGACAATTCGTTCTCATCGATCTGTTCAAGTATCTGTTCTTTACTCATCTTTGTATCGAACTTGTCACTTGATAAGATAGTAAACTTACTGCGTGTGAATACAATCAGTCTCTTATCATAATCATTAGCAAAACGAACTTTCGTTACATTCTTGCTGTCTGTTGCAATGAAATAACAATCAAACAATTTATCGCTCATATAATGCTCCTATAAGTTAAGTAGACTTATGTCTACATTACTATTATATACTATTTAGCATTGATGTCAAGTACTTTTGCAAAAATATTTTTAAAATATCATAGATGCGAATGAGAATCATTCTCATCACAGGTTAAATGAAAGTTGCTCCGTTTCGCACACACTACGGAGCAAGAGTGCTATGAAGGTTTAGATGTAGATTACCTTTGTGCTAGAAATTATTCGTCTTGCGATTCGCGCTGATCAATGATATATTGCATGACATTGATTAATGCTTTTGCTTCACCTAGACTCATGTAAGCACCATTATGCTCATGCACTTCATTGATCCATGTGTACACTTCGTCAGCAATCGCTTTGCGCAATTCTCTGATATTAGTATACTCTTGATATTTCTCGACAAGTTCAAGAAAATCGTGATTACACAGATAGTCGTCATAGTCATGTTTAAAATGATTGTTCATAATTTACTCTCTCAGCAATCAGTAGCGAACTTGCTACAGTACCTATAATACTATAGTGACTACGCAATGTCAAGCGTTTTTTCAACTTTTTTCGTTGTATTTTCGCAACAGAAAAAACCCCAATAAAATCAACAACTTACGATTGTTGCGTAAAAACAACAGTTTTTGGGCAAAAAAGCAGAAAAAAGAGCGTAAAAAACACTAATAAAATCAACAACTTACGACGCCTCAGTGTAAGTCATTGATTTTACTAGTGTTTTTCTGCTTGACAACAGATTGTCGTTTTGATACTATATGTACTGTAGCAAGTTCGCTACTGATTGCTGAGGAGCACTTTATGAAAAATCTGTCTAAGACTTACAAGTTCATTTATATGACTAACTATGGGATGCACAATCAACATGTGCGTAGTGACTATGTGTTTGGTAATCGTGAACCTAAGGGTTATGGTAACAAATTTGCAATCAGTTCGTTTTTTAGAAATACTGATGACTTTACAATGCGCAAGTATTTTAGTGACAAGCCTATACGCAGGCAAAAGCGTGAGAATTTCTTACAAGGTCCTGCTAACGAAGCAAACATCACACTTGCGTTTGTCAAAAAGTTTACTTTTGATTTGAACAACATGCGCCGTCGCTTGACTTATCTCAACAAGCAATTCAAGATTGCTGAAACTGATACTGTCAAGTATCCTCATGGTGTCAATCCTATGAACTACAATGTCTACAATCCTGACTATTATCGTATGCGTATCAAGCATACTAAAGAAAATCTTGCTATCTGGAAAGCAAAGTATGAATCATTGAAAGAGCAAGGTGTATACACTTACTTGGAGTTGATGAAATGATTCGCAAGATCGCAATATTGACAAGTGTCCTCTACCTGTCAGGTTGTGCTACTATTGGTAATGTCAATGGTGTCGATGTTAGTGAAGTGGACAACAACAAAAAGTTGTTGACCGCAGTTGGCACTATTGTAGTTGTTGGTGCATTAGCAGGCGCACTAGGTAAGCAGAACCAAAAGAGTAAGTGCGACAATAACCGTGCAGGTTTTTGGCAAGATCATAGTACAGGAAAAATTTATACTTGTCCTTAATAACTAAATAATAGTATCTGTGTATCTGATCACCGTCCTCAGCGTTATATTCCAATCATTGGTGATCATTTGTAATCTCTGACCACGAAGGCGCACAAATCGTGGTACTCCTACATGACAAACGATCAATTAATATTATATGCTTTTGCTATGAACTGCCCAAGATTAGTGAAGGCAGTGCAAGATGATGCATTGATATTGATCGATGTTACTGGTAACAAAGTAACATACATGATGAGTAGGCACTATCTACCTACTGATGACAGTTATATCAAGTTCCTATTTGATATGGATGATAGTGATATCACATATCAGATGGCAATGCTCAATCACGAATATTTTCTAAGAATCTACACATAAAAAAAGCCCATGTCGCTAAAACATGGGCTGTACTCTTAGAAAACACTTTTTTCGTTGATTCTAGCGTATTTATTTCAATATGTAAGAACCATAAGACTTTATTATAATAAGATGTAGGGCAGATAATAATGGTATAAACTATGGCTAGTCTATGAGCGTATCAGAACTTAATAGGATAAAGTCTCTGCCCTACAAATATATTTATTCTTTGTCGTTCTCTTTGAAAATGATCTT